AAAACCTTCACGGGGTTGGCCATAGCAGGAAAACTAGGGCTAAAGACCTTAATCGTAACTCACACAGTTGCACTACGAAATCAGTGGGCAAAGGAAGTCAAGAAAGTATACGGCTTTGAGCCTGCTATAATTGGTAGTGGTAGATTTGAACTAGATAAACCTATAGTGATAGGCAATACACAAACTTTATACCGAAACATGGACAAACTTCGGAAAGAGTTTGGAACAATTATACTGGACGAAATGCACCATGTAAGCAGCCCAACTTTTTCCAGAATTTTGGACATAAGCCATGCAAGGTACAAGATAGGCTTGTCAGGAACAATTGAAAGAAAAGATGGAAAGCACGTAGTTTTTCGTGATTACTTCAGCTCTAAGGTATTTAAGCCGCCAAAAGAAAACTTCATGACTCCTACTATACACATAGTAAAGTCAGACATACGTTTTATGGATGGTGGAACTCCTTGGGCAAATAGAGTTACCGCTCTAGCAAACAATGAAGAATATCGCCATTCTGTCTCAATGTTAGCGGCAGCATATGCAGCCAGAGGCCATAAAGTCTTGGTCGTAAGCGATAGAGTAGGCTTTTTAAGAGGTTGCGCCGAACTGACCGGAGAAAAAGCAGTTTGTGTTACGGGCGAGGTCGAGCATGAGGAAAGAGAAAAGCTTGTGGACGGAATTTTGTATGGGGATAAGAATGTTTTGTTCGGAACTCAATCAATTTTCTCCGAAGGTATCTCAGTAAACAATCTAAGTTGTCTAATACTAGGTACTCCAATAAATAATGAGCCTCTATTGACACAATTAATAGGACGAGTGATCAGACTACAGGAAGGCAAGAGAGATCCAGTAGTAATAGATATTCATCTGAAAGGTAACACTGCAAATAGACAGGCTTCCAATAGAGTAGGCTATTATATGAAGCAGGGCTACAAGATAACTCAGATATAAAAAATAGTTCTTGACAAAAAGGTAAAATTTCGGTATAATATGTTCTTATATAATTGGAAAAAGATATACGATGCGGCAAACGGCTCTACTACAGAGTGTGTACGCATATTTGAGATGCTCGTAAAGAGTAAGATTCCAAATAATCGTTACGATAAGATATACAAGTATCGTAATACAGACTTTAATGGTAGGAGTTTTTTAGTTCATGCGGATGTTCTATTGTATAACTCCTTTCATTATAGCGCGAGAGAAATCTCGATATACCTTTCGATAGCTGGACTACGCAAATTACCGCGCTGGATAGCTACGAAAGACACAACCCTAGACTTGCTTCATGTACCGGATGAAGATGTAGTCCTTGATGCACTATACGAAAGCAGACTATTTCATATTGAAGATGGCAAAGTACATTTTAGATATGAAGAAGCCCCAACTAAAGAGGAATTAAACTAATGGCAATATCATTTAATCAACAGAAAGGCGCAGCACAAAAATCATCAATCGATACTTTTTCATTCCGAGACGGAGACAACAAGATGCGTCTTGTAGGCGACGTACTAGCTCGCTATGTCTACTGGATAGAAGGTGAAAACGGCAAGAACATTCCACTAGAGTGTTTGTCTTTTGATCGTAACGCTGAGCGTTTCACAAATATCGAAAAAGATTGGGTTCGCGAGTATTACCCTGATCTCAAGTGTGGCTGGAGCTACGCTATGCAGTGTATCGATCCTGCAGATAGCAAAGTAAAAGTAGTAAACCTAAAGAAGAAATTGTGGGAGCAAATTATTACTGCCGCAGAAGACTTAGGTGACCCTACAGATGTAACTACTGGCTGGGATGTTTGTTTCAAGCGAGTAAAGACTGGGCCTCTGCCTTACAATGTAGAGTACCAATTACAAGTACTAAAGTGTAAGCCTCGTGCTCTTGAAGGTGATGAACTTGCTGCTATTGAAGGTCTAAAGTCTATGGACGAAGTAATGACTCGCCCAACTCCAGACGCTCAGAAAGAGCTTCTCGACCGCCTACGTGGTCCATCGCAAGAGCAGATGGATGAGAGCTTGGAAGCTGAGTTCAATATTGGATGATCTTATTCACCGCAGATTGGCATATTAAACTAGGTCAAAAGAATGTGCCTGTGCCTTGGGCATTGAACAGATACCATCTATTCTTTGAGCAAATTAAAGAAATAGAGAAAGAGTGTTCAATGCACATTATAGGCGGAGACTTATTCGACCGTTTGCCGACTATGGAAGAATTAGAACTGTACTTCACGTTTATTCGTGGAGTACAGATTCCAACGATAATCTATGACGGTAATCACGAAGCTACAAAGAAAACTAAAACTTTCTTTAGTCAACTAAAACAAGTTACTAGAGACATTAACCCTCTAGTAACCATAATTGATATTTCTTACATAGATAAAGATTTAGGCTTCGGAATACTTCCCTACACTGAGCTACACAAGAAAGGTATCATAGAGCATTTTGATACTAAGAAACCCTTGTTTACTCATGTCAGGGGCGAGATACCTCCTCATGTAAAACCTGAAATTGACTTAGACGACTTGTCTGAGTTCCCAGTAGTTTTTGCAGGAGACCTACACTCTCACTCTAACACACAAAGAAATATTGTATATCCAGGTAGTCCTATGACGACTTCATTTCATAGAAGTAAAGTCTCAACGGGGTATCTACTAATTGACGAAAATTCTTGGAATTGGATGTGGGAAGAATTTAAGCTTCCTCAGCTAATTCGTAAAACAGTTACCTCTACAGAAGACATGGTTGAAACTGAGTATGACCATACAATCTATGAGATAGAGGGCGATATTCAAGAATTAGCAGCAATTAAAAACTCTGAGCTACTTGACAAAAAAGTAGTAAAGAGAAACACTGAAGCTACTCTTATTATGGAAAAAGATATGTCCATTGAAGAAGAGTTGTCCGAGTATCTAAAGTACATATTAGGTATAAACGAAGAAAAAATTACTGGAATACTAGGCACATTTAATGATTACTCTCAAACATCTCAAATGGAATAATTGCTTCAGTTATGGGGCTGATAACGAGATAAACTTAAATGACAGTACTCTTACTCAAATGATCGGAACTAACGGGGTGGGCAAGTCGTCCATTCCGTTAATTCTCGAAGAAGCTCTATATAATAAAAACTCGAAAGGCATCAAAAAAGCAGATATACCTAATCGTTATGTAGGTAACGGTTATGATATATATTTGTCTTTTGAAAAAGGTGATGACCTTTACGAGATAACTATTAATAGAAAAGTCAATGTAAAAGTAAAACTCGAAGAGAATGGGCAAGATATTTCTAGCCATACAGCTACGAATACTTATAAGAACATTCAAGAGATTCTAGGAATTGACTTTAAGACATTCAGTCAGTTAGTTTATCAAAACACCAATAGCAGCTTACAGTTCTTAACAGCTACAGATACCAATCGTAAGAAGTTTTTAATTGACTTACTACACCTGGAAGAGTATGTTAAATTGTTTGAAGTGTTCAAAGAAGAAGCAAAGCAGACCGCTTCTACCTTAACGAGCATAGATGCAAAGATAGCTACTATTGAAAAGTGGCTTTCCGAAAATAAATTGAGTGACACATCCATACTTCCTCTTCTAAATGTTGAAATCGACACGGAAGAAGAAGAGGTAGAACTCCGTTCTTTAACGATAGAATTGCAAAATATTTCGGAAAAAAATAAGAAAATTTCAGCCAACAACAAGTTTATAGAAATACTGAGTAGTATTGATATAGCTGAAGCTAATAATATTAAAGCTACTGAGATTCTTTCTTATGATCACCTTCAATCCGAGGCTGGTAGTCTCAAAGGGGTTATAACCAGCAGTACAAATGCTTTAACTAAATTGGAATCACTAGGGCATAACTGTCCTACTTGTGAACAATCTATAGATGCTGCTTTCAAACAAGGATTGATTGATACAGAAGCAGCAAGGGCTAAGGAAGCCGCAGAGAAACTGAAAGATGAAATTAACCCAGAAATTGCAAGAATTAAAAGTAACAATTCAGAGTACGAACGTAAAACAACTATTGAAAACGATTGGCAGAGGGTGTATAAATCTATCGACCGCAATCTTCCGACATCTCAAGTGGATAGGGATGAGCTTGATGGAAGGATTCGCGGAATTCAGGAGCGAATACAGGTCGCTAAAGATAAATTGGCAAATATCTCAGCAGAGAATGAAAGACGCACAAGACGTAACACCCGAATCCAAGTAATAGAAGAGCAAACCCAAGAGTTTGTAGACCAATTAACTGAAGCACAATCACTGCTAGAAGCAGAAGCAAGTCTAAATTCTAATTTAGAAATCTTAAAGAAAGCATTCAGCACTAATGGACTACTAGCTTATAAAATAGAAAATCTTGTAAAAGAGCTAGAAGAGTTAGTAAACTCATACTTAGGCGAGTTATCTGA